CAAAGGCGAATTCGTGCCGATTCCTACGTTGCCATCATCGTGGATACGCATCACTTCAGTATAAGAACCGCCTCCAATAAACTTTAATGCTCCTGCTTAGCTACCGCCAATATTTAAATCATTAGAAGAATCTAGCTCTATAATTGTTCTTTCAGTACCACCAGAATCTTTTTGTCTTATTTCTGTATTATTATCTAATAAAAAGTTCCCACCAGATAAGTGTAGCTTTTGCGATGGCGAAGAAGTGCCTATTCCTAAATTTGTATTGGTAAAATAAGCATCAACAGTACCATCGCCACCTTCTATTCTGAAGTGTTCGTTTTCACCACCACCTGCGGCAGTTCCAGTCTTAATAACAACCGCACCATTAGGTGTTCGGTTAGTTAAGAAAGGATAAGAAGCGTTGTTGGTGTAGTCAAACCTTAAAAAATACCTTGTGCTTGAATACGCACCACCTTCTTGGGGTGTATAAAGAAGTCCTTGCACACTTTCATCAATGTACGCTTCTCCATTTAATGTAAGACCACCTACCGTTATACTATTCGTAGTAGTATTACCATTATCAGTTACATCGTCTAAAGTTAATGAACCACCTGAAGGTAAATTAGTAAGTTGGCTACCATCACCAATAAAGTTGGTAGCCGTAACATCACCGGTAACATCTAAATCACCGGTCATTGAATCACCGGTAACATTTACAAAAGCACTATTCGACCAAGTTTGCGTTGCAACTTCATTATTATTGATCTGAACACTTGTTGCGTTTAATTCTATATTTCGCCAAGTAGTTAAAGTGTTAGGCGAAGTAAATGAATTATCACCACCTAAATATAAATCCGGATTTGTAGTTGTAGAACTTTTCGGCGATATTACAAATCTTGTATTTTCTCGACTATCTAAACCATCAACTTGAATATAATCCGAACCATATCGTGCATTACTTGTTACAGTATATAAACCTGCATTATAATCTACGTTGGCGTGAAAGAATGAATCCGTAGTTGAATTACCATCAGTAAGCGAAATGCCATCGTTTTCTAAAAAACTAACCCCACTAGAATTGATTCTTAATTGCGTAGAACCGTTGTACTGAAGATTGATTGCGGTTGTTCCGTTTATATCAATCGTGCCACCGCTTATTGAACTTGTTGAAATATCACCCGTAACATCACCAGTTAGATCACCGGTTACGTTACCGGTTACATTTCCGGTAAGATTTCCAGTAACGTTACCCGTTACATCACCCGTTAGATCGCCAGTAACATTACCCGTTACATTACCAGTTACATTACCCGTAAGGTTTCCAGTAACATTTCCAGTAACGTCGCCGGTTAATGAACCAATAAAACTAGTTGCTTTTACATTACCAGTAACGTGTAAAACTTCGTCAAAGCTAGTATTACCTATTGCAACACGACCAGTATGCGGTTGGATATTTAAAGAATCACCTTTTCCTGCCCAACCAGTAATACCACTATAAAAATAAAAATAGTTATTTGTACCTGAACCAGTACCGTCGTATTCTAAAATAAATTCATCTTGTGTATCTTCAGAAAGTACAATTTTGGCGATATTAGTTGAATCACCTTCAACCCGAAGCACACCGGTTGAAATTTCAACCTCTTTATTAAACATTAACCTATCCGTAGCCGATTCATAAGTCATTGATGCATCGGCGCCATCAATAGTGATTCCTGCTCCGTTAGCATCCGCCGCAGTAGTTGAACCGCTTGCTAACACAATATTCTTATCGTCAATGGTTACCGTTGTAGAATTAATGGTTGTCGTTTCACCATCAACTCGTAAATCACCAAGTATTTGAACCACACCTGTTTCGTCGCCGTGTGCCGCAGGGTCAATAACAAAGTTTGCCGCACCTCGTAGATAACCCGTAAGGGTCATATTACCCGCAGAAATATCGCCAACCGTTATGTTATTTGTTGTGGTGTTTCCGTTATCGGTTACGGCATCAAGGTTGATTGAACTAACACTTGCGATACCTTGGTTTTCCCAACGGCTATTCGTTGAATTGTAAACAAGAAACTGATTATTCGATGGACTATTAACATAAACATCGTGAAGCATTCCAAGGTAAAGACCTTGATTAGCACGAACGAATATTGTTCCTTGATTGGCGTGGCTATTTATTACAATAGCAATTTCAAGATCAAGGTTAGGTGCTACCGGTGCGGTTGTCTGAAAAGCACCTGCCGTAGAAGCTGAAACAAAAAGTGTTTGCCCTTCGCTATAAGCCGAAGTATCTAAACCACGAATTTTACCAAAGGTCGTTACTTTACCATCTTCGCCATTTCCAATATCTTCAGTGGTAATACCTAAAAAGTATTTAGCTTCAATAGTACCATCTGCTATCATTGGCGCAACGGTTAAACGACCGCTTGCACCTAGTGTACCCGTAACATATACTGGTGTTCCATCTGCAATAGCCGAACCAGTTTGATTTTTAACGTGAACTTGTATTTCTTGACCTACTTGTAGGGTAGCACCATTCTGAATAATGTCAATAGTTTCTTCGTCCGTATTCCAAGACATTGTACCCTGGTCGTTAGAACCGCCAGTAAGTTGAAGGGTTGCAGCTGTCGCAGCTCCTATTATATCAATAGAACCTGTTCTAGTTGCAGAATTTATTGTAAGGTCATACCCGGATACTGGTGATACACCAATACCGACCCTATTTGTAGATAAGTAAAGGATTGTTTCGTGACCCTCTCCATCGCTGACAACCTTTGCTGTTGCTGATAAATCGGAATTGTCACCTATTTTTAAAAGACTATTGTAGGTGTCTTTGACCTTGAGTCCAGTTAAATCCGTAGCCATTAAGAATTATTTTACTACAAATTTAACCAAATTGGCGAGAAGCCTATTTGTCTTTCTCTACGCTAGTACCAAAGTAGTAGGCAAAAATATTGGACACAACTACGCCTTCTAGTAATCCCAATAAATGAACAAATAAGTCGTTCCCTCTTGTACTTGGTTCATAGACGATTGCATAGATGGCGAATATAAAAGCACCGAGTCCAACGATGCCGGTTAGGTTAAATAATAAATCAAACTTGCGGGTTTTGGAAACTTCGATTTGGCGTTTCCTTGCACTATCTCGATCAGCTACTTCTAGCTTGTACATTTCAGTTAGCTGTTGGTGTGCTTCTTCTTTTTGTTGTGGCGTTAGTTCGTTATCAGTATCGATAAGATTTTTGACAATACCTAAAACCCCTGAATCAGGTAGCACTTTCCCGGCTAGTCCACCAAGCAGTTTACCAACTTTAGTTTCGCTAAATTTCTTTTTTTTATTTTCCATATTAGTAAGTCCAAATGACGTTTTGTGGCTTGTCAGGGTCGTTATCTACATGAATAAAAGTATTTGCAATACCAATACGATTAAATCCCGCCTCTAACAATGCACTTAATATCTTATATCTATGTTCGCTACTAGGTGTGGCAATATCCACTGCATAACCTTTCAAATGCGAACTATTACGACTAACCTTATATCCCGCATCTAATAGCCTATCTATGTCTGCTTCTACTCTAAATCCACTTGTAATATTAAATGGAATCTGTGCGATGTGACGAGCATTGTTAAGCATATAAACAGTAGATGGTTGCATAAGCTGTCCACTACCTTGCTGTAAAGGCGAATCAAACTCGTGTGAATGGAAATAGTTAGTCATTTATTCGTATCTCAAGATCGTTAATGTGTTGATGAGCGTGTTTGATAGTGGGTGCTAGTAGAGGATGATTCTTAATACTTGAATGTGCAGCGTGTACACAATAAGGGCAATTATCTGCATAAACCTTTTCTAGTTTTTCTTTGATAATCGTTGTATCTACTTGTATTGCATATACCGTAGAAATCAACCATCCGCAAACTGCTAGTAATAATGTACCCGCCAAATAAACTATTTTATCTTTCATTGTATTGAATTTATATAATCTTGAATTTCCTCTTGGCGTATTTTTAACTTAAAAGAAAGATCAGCATTCCAGTAATGAATTAGTTTACCATCCTTAAAAATCATAATTGTGGGAACGGCTTTTATTTGGTTTTTTAAACTTTCAGGTTGTTCACCTAAATAACCAAAAGAAACTTTTGCGTTTCTTAATTTTGATAAATCAATAGAGTTTCGTTCGTTCCATTCAGCATTTATTTGAATAACTGAAATGCTTTGTGAATATGATTTAGCCGATAATAAAAACCAAAGAATAAAAAGCCAAGTGCGTAACATTATTTAGAAGTTAAATTAAACAACCGTTCTTCAATCTTATCTAGTTTCTTGCCGTTTTCATCTACCTTTTGTTGGGTGTTTAGAATGGTTTCTCGAATCAATTCATCTTTCAAATCATATTCGGTACGGCTGATTTCAGGTTTTGGAAGTTCTTTTGCCTCTTGAATATCTTTCTGAAGTGCAAACCACATTCCTGCAAGAGATAATGCACCTGCAATAATTAACCCTACTGTCTTTAAGTCAAGGGTAACTTGAGTATTTTCGTTTATTTCTTGCGCCATTTTTTAATTTTTTCTATCCAACTTTTATGTTCTTTTTTAACGTAGTAAAAACATTCCTTGCCTAAAAGACCAAAGAAGCCACCAATTAGACCAATAAAGGCTGCTTGAATAAAACCCATAATCGTTATAGTTGAAGCCATTGTGAATAACCACCCGGCAAAAAATGATAGTTTAACATCTAAATCCATATTGCAAAAATAATTAGTTATAATTAACCCTATTTTCCCCATTAACTTATGTTTCTAATATTCTGTTTGACATTTGTAATATCGCCCTATAATACGTTCTGTCATCAGCATCTTCTTCGGTATAGGTCGTGTTATTCAACTCGCAAGTAATTACATTAAAACCATCGCTACTTAAATCATAGTATTGATCTGATCTTGTACGCAATAGTTGTAATACCTGGTTTGTTATTTGATTTGACTGCAGCTCTCCACCATCATCGCCATCGAAAGCAGTAACTACCTCAACATTTGTAATGCAGTCAGTAATGTAACTTGTTTGATTCTGAAAGTCCTCACTAGAACTAACTGAATACACCTTTATAAAAGGTTCTGAAGCATCGTAAGGCACTTTATTGTAAACGGGTACATAAGAACCATTAATGGTAACAGCATCCGTTAAACGCCCTATAATTGCTTTTCTTATATAATGTATGCCTTCTTTCATTACTTGGTGGCTTCGTCAATTAACTTTTCAATCTTTTTAACTAGTCGTTTTCTACCTGCTTCAATAGGCGGATAGAAAAAAGGAATGCGTTTACTAGCATCCCTAGGATTTGCCTTTCCAAATTCTACGTGCTTGGAATATTCAGCGTTGCTTTGCAGCTCTACTTCTTTACCGCCTTTTAGAATATTAAATACAATATTTCTTCTCAAGTTACCTGTATCGTAAGGGGCGTATCGTTTCTGTTCTGCATTTATCTTTTGACCCTCTACCATAAAGGCACTTTTCATTTTACTAGTCGATACTTTCTCAACCTCTTTCATCTTGTCGAATAACTTCTTCAAGTCTTTCTGATTAAGTTCTGCTTTAAAGTTATTCATTCTTTGTGCCTTTTATAACCACAAAATCTTTTGTGTCGTTCTTAACTATATTGTTTATGCGGTATGATTTCGTTTCATCCTCTACAAAAATCAAGTCGTTAATCGTAACATTATCTACCGATTTCTTTCTTACCGTAAAATCAGTATTTAAATATCTCGACCTTTTGCCATTTTCCATCTTTACATCGCCACTAATTTCTGTCTTGTATGCCCATATTGATTTTAGGGTAGATTCCGTTGAGGTATAACCACCAAAACTATCAGACGTTTTCGATAGGCGTTTAATAGTGATTCTTGTATTTAGCTTTCCCGCATCCATTAAACGAACATAGATTTATATGATGCAAGAACCGCCTTTACATTTGTAGGCACTTTTGATACAATAGTACCCGTTTTAAAGTCTGAACGATTATCGTAGTAGGTAGATATTAGTTGTAACATAGCTTGTTTAATAAGACCATTATCTAGTCCGCTAGTTACATAAGTAACGCTAACCTTTTCAGCAGCTCCACCATCTAACTCAATAGTTTCGTTATCTAAACCTAAAACCGTGTAGTCAGCACTTGTACCATCAATAGACAAACTACTAATAGAGGCAACTGGTGCAAAAGGCAAATCAAAGATTCCGTTGGTTTTGTCAAGGTAATACGTTCGGTTCTTGGCAACGATATCACGGCTAATATAGTTTTCACACCATATCCTCGCCTGGACTATCATTTGACCAATCAGCGTATCATCTTCTGAAGTGTCAATACGAACATAATCCTTTACATTTTGAGTAGTAATTAACTCACTACCAGTTTCGGAATTAATCTTGATCTGTCGCATCTTTAGTTTCCTTTTCTATTTTAAGTTCTTTAGTTTCTTTTTCTAGCTTTTCTTCTTTCTTGATTTCAGAACCCCAATCCAAGCGAATCCACTTTTCTGCTTGTTGTTCCGGAACCTCAACGATAGCACCTTTTTTTTTTTTTTTTTTCTTTGCTACCGCCTCGTTTTTAATCTTGAATTTCATACTATTATCGTTTGCTCAAAGATAAAAAAAAAGCACCACTAGGTTTTAGCGATGCTTTTTCAGACTAACTCAAACTACTATGAGATTAAAACTACTTGAACGCAAAGTTATTAAAATAAATAGAATTTTTTCCGTGTAATGATAAACGTATTGCTTTCATTGAACCCGTATTAGGAAAAATAAAAAAGCCACCGAAGTATTCTGAATAAACAGCGAAAAAGTTTACATTCTCTATCGTGTAAACTTGGGTGTTCTTTTCAAGTGGGGCTTGTACCGTTCTGCGTTGTTCTAACGGCTTCTTGGCGGTGTATTTGATCTGAACCTTATAGATGGCATCGTGTGTATCTACAATCGCATCGTATGGGCTTGAATCCAATAGAGGCATTGACACAATATATCCACGATTTGTACATTCAGTCGCAAAGCGATATTCTGTTGCACAACCCGAATAGTTGCAGTTAGGTTTCACAACTTAAAGTTAATAAAAAGAAAAAAGAGGGTCTTTCGACCCCCTTTCCTCAATTAACCAAACAAATACAAACTAATCAATTATGAAAACTAGTTGTGCTGATTATCGTGGCATAAACTTGAACAAAACTCTTGCTTTGAATAAGTGCCACAAGTAGGACATTCAAAGTAGTACTCGCCACTTGTATTAAGTGATTGAAAGTACATTTCTAAAAAGTCACTAGGTTCTTGCTTTTGCTCTTGGCGTTTTTCTTTGTTCTTTGGCATAGCGATTCCTTGTTATTAACAGATTAATTAATTCCTTTTTTATACCCTTTGCTTTTAGGGTGATATAAGGTTGCTCGTTTACTTCCCCGTGAACGATTAAGTCGTTTACTAAATCAAGAACCTTATCCATCTATTCGTAAAATATGTACTATTACAAGACCAAGCATAATAAGAACTAGAAAACCTAAACTCGCTACAAAGCCCATCTCTAATAGGAACTTAATATTCTTTTTCTTCTTCTCATCCATAGCTATCGTACAAATGCACTAACAACTAAAGCCAATACGCCAAAAAGTAAAATGATGCTACATACCCGGGAAGCATAGTCCAGGGTTCTGATCGCTTTCTCTTCGTAATAATTAAAATTTCTCATAGTTAAATAGTTTAATAATCTAAAGGTATAAAAAAATTCTTTTAATTGTCAAGTATTTTTTCATATTAAAAATAAGGCAATAAAAAACCCCCACCGAAGTAGGGGTTAATTAAGTAACTATTTTAGTTTCTTATGGTGTTTCTAATGAAGCGATTGCATCAGTAATAGAATCAGCATAAACAAACGCATTTGGTAAGTAGTTTGTAAGTGCTGCTCTTTCTTGAACTCTTACAGTAACGAAACCATCACGTACGTTTGTACCATCTTCACGGTGGAATGAAACAGATAATCCATCTCTTAACCAGAACTGTGTTCCTTGCGAGAAGTTACCAACTAATAAACTGTTTGCAGTTAAAGCGGTATTAATGATTACCGGAATACCCATAAATGAAGGCTGAAGCCCTGCGTAAACCTGGTCTTTAAGATAGTTGTTTTGGCTATCTTTTAGTAATAATACTTTGTGGAAATCAGAAGGGTGCATGATAATTGCATCCGCTTGATACTCACTTAAAGCAAGTTGGTTTACTGAAGCTACAATAGCATCAAATATTTGTGCAGAATCTACAAGGTCGGTAAAAGCACCACCAGTTTCAGCGAAATCAGCCGCTGCAACGGTAATACCTTGAAGTTGTGGAGCAACCCCAGTACCTTGAAGGATTTGTGAATCTTCGTAAGCAAGAAGTTTTTCAGAAGCACGAGTTGAAACGTAAGAAGCTAGTGCAGGTGTATCCGAAAGCATCTCTTCTGAAATGCGAAAATAGGCTCCAATCTTCTGTACGTTAGCATCAGTTGCAGTAAGATCGAAATCTGACTGTGCTAGTGTAGCACCTTCAGCTTTAGCTGCAGACCCATCAGAATATCCGCTTTCTTTTACGAAGCGAACAACATCTGAAGAAGTAGAACCTACTGGGATGATTGAACGCATATGCGTAGAGCGTGTAGGGTCAAATTTAATTCCTGGAACTCTATCAGCTGCAATAACTTCTCCGGTATAATCAGCTGCACCAGTCATATCCGCTTTTAATTCGAAAGAAGCTCCGTTAGAGTTTCCTTTAATCATTCCATCAAGCGCACCTGCTTTAACTACTTCGATTAAAGAAGATTTAAAAGATTTTGGTTGAGAAGCCTCAAATTGCTTTTTACGAGCAACTTCCATCTCATCCATTCTTGCGTTGAATGTTTCTGTAAGGTTTTTGATTTCACCTTTCAGCATTTCGTCAGCCTTACCAGTTGCAGAATCTACCGCTTGTCCGTAGGCTTTTTCTAGTTTAGCATCGATGATGTTTCCTAACTCATCTAATTGCTGTTTTACATTTTCCATTTTTCTAGGATAGGATTTTATTATTTAACAAATATTCAAAAGCATTGAAATCTTCAGACTTTGTTACTTCCGGCAAGGTGACTTCTTCAGTCGGCTTTGTGGCTTCTACGAACATTGTTTTTAATTTCAATATTTCTGCTTCTAAAGCGTAACCCATCTCATCGCTGATTTCGCCTTTACGTAAAAGCTTGGCGATGTTATCGTAACGCTTATATAATGATTCTAGGTTTTTACTGCCTTTGACATCAAGGATTTTAGCTTGGTCGTTGGCAGCAAGGGTAACTGCTGAAATCTCATAAAGTTTTACCTCATTGATTTCACGATACCCTTCTTTGTTTTCTTTACGAATAGGCAAGATACCTACTGAATTTTCGGTAATAACTCCCGCCTTCATTAACTCCATAACATCGTTACCTAGACTTGTTTTAGGTACTTCCGCCACAAAGACTAGACCTTTGTCATCCTCGTAAAGTTCTTTCATCTTTCCGATCGGTTGCATCATATCGTGCTGATACAAGTACTTAACTCGTTGTCCGTTTTCCTGGATAGTTTTTAGATAAGCACCCTTCCGGATAATATCCTTATCACTATCCATATTATCGAAATAAGAACCGTAACCTTTTACGATACCGTTCTTTTCATCTGCATCGAGCAGCTCACCTAACTCGGTTGATTTATATAGAATTGTGTTCATATTGCAAATATATTTATTTTAAATTTCTTCAAATATTAGGGGTTTTACTTGCTCCGGATAAACCTTATTGTGCTTATTACTTTCAATAATCTCTTCAGGTATGTCTTGACCAAATGCTTCGCAACCGCCTTTTAATTCGTTAAAGTGTTTGCATTTGAAGCATATTAAATTTCTTGGTGTCATTTGGCAAAATATTTAGTTACTAATTCCCCTACTTTTAAAGCGTATTTAGAAGGTGCTGCATTTAATTCAAAATCGGCAAATGCTTCAGCAAAGAACTCATTTATATTTGTAGCTGCATACTTACCTAGATAAACCTTATTGTAATTAAAATAGTCGTTTTTATTCAGTTTTAAATCAGTCAATTCATCCATATATTGACTGCGAAGTGTTCTTAATTCTTTAAAAAACTCAAGCTGATCTTGTGCATCCACATAAAACCCTATTCTTGAACTACTAATTAAATGAGCAAATTCATGCGTAGTTACATAAATCTCCATTTTATCATAATCTATTTTCGGGCTGTTTCTTGTTGAAAATATATTAGGATTAATATCGTCTAAATGTCTTACAGGCGGTATTTCATTACCTATGTTTATTTGTTTCGTATGCCATCTGTATTCACCTTTGAATACTGACTTTTGGCGTTTGATAACTCCATAAACTGTTTTAGTTGAAGCCATTGAGAAAGTAGGCATTGAGCCATCATTATATCCATTAGATAAATTATACTTTCTTGTTAAACGGGCGAATTGAGTTACATTTTTTGAAACAAAATCAAAATCAATATTGTCTTTTTTAGGCATTATTAAACGACCTAAAGACATATTATTTTGTTCTAATATATCGGTAACGGCTTGTTTAACCTCTTTGGTATTAGAAAAGTCATAAGACACTTGAGGTGTTTCTTCAACTACTTCTTCAGCTACTTGAGCAACTGGATTAACTATAACTCCAAAGTTCTCGCCTACTTGTTCTAGTGTTCCTAAATCTTGTACGCCAAAACCTTGAATATCTATCTGTGCTTGTGCATCTTCTCTTGGGATATAAGCAACTGTACAACGGCAGTTGATGAGGTTGAACGAACTTGCCGCAGGGTCACCAGGATAAAGCATCATCTCCACACCTCTTTTTGTAGGTACTGAAAACTTCTTATCTGCATCTACCACCTTACCATTCATTGTTCTATGGTCGGCTTTATCTCGTGGTAGCCTACGAACCCTACTATCGCCTCCTGATATCCATTCTTTCTGCATATCCTGTTCATTGAACATCTGTCTAGCAGTCTGTTCGGTAGCGTAGTTTGCAGCTAGTGTAGATTCAGTTCTTATGATACGTTCTGCTTGATACTTGGATATGCCCTTGAATTGTTGGCGTAGTAAGCGTTGTGCATCTCGTTCGTTCATAGACTGAAAGTCGGGGTCTGCCATTAACTTCTTTAATACTCGATTTAGGGTTTGTAGTTTGTTTTGTGCTACTGACCTTACACGAGCTGCTCCTACGAGCTGCGAAATGTACTTGAATTTACCGGCAAAGAAGTTATCAGATAAGTTAGCATCTGCCTTCTTGGTGTACTTCTCGTAGTTGCTTTGATACCACTTGGATATGCGAAGCCCTATATTAACGTAGATGTTAATGTAGATGTTTTGAATATCCTGTTCTTTGAAGATACCTTGAAAGTTACTGGTCTGCCCGGTAGCTAAAAACTGCTGAATCGCCTGGTCATACTGGTTAGCGTAATAACTCGCCACCTTACGAACTTCTTGGCGTTCCGCAATATCTAGTTGTCGTTGATACCCTTGATAGTACTTTTGGGTATCGTAGTTCTTGCTTTTAGTAATTACCTTCTGATCTAGCTGACTATAACACACCGCTATCCTTTGGCTCATCGTTGCGTACTCTTCTTCTATTTCCGCATCTACGATACACCGTGCGATAAATTCGTTTTCGCTTTCGTTTATTCTTGGTGTCGGTAATGGCATTGTTACTCATTTTCAGATATACGCTTCGCCCACGATACCATAGCTTCACCACCCCATAGGTTGTAAGCTACATAACCTTTATCTTTCCAAGGCTCATCTTTGTATTTAGGGTCGATTTTAGCGTTGTCTTTATGTCGGCTCAAGAAGCTGTGAACACGCTTCACCGTATCTAATGATAAGGCTTCACGCTTGGCTAGTTGGTTGGCTCGTTGCCATCCCACTTCAGTACCTCCTTGTACTACGTCACGACCATACTTCTCACGCCAGTTAAGCATTCTCTTGGCGTTGTTAGTAGCACCTTGTGGGTAGTCATCGTAGCTTTCATACTTCTGTTCTTTTTTTTTAGAACTTAATGGATGTTCTTCAGGTAGTAAATCGGTATCGTATTTTGCTCCCTTAAACTTTCCAGTTCGTAAAGCATACAATAAACCATTAACTCTAGCGTAAGCCCATTGTTCTTCACTAGATACACTTGGTCTGACCGACTGCGGATTAGTTCTATATGCTCCAACTCCTCTACGGAAAGATTCCGCTAACATACCATAAGTCGCTCGTTTAGCGGGGTTATCGCCATAATCTTCGTTATGGTCATCAACCTTTTTACGTAAACCTTTCTCTACTGCTGCTGATATGCTAGGCTTCTTATCTTCAAAACTTTTGGTTTCAGCAAAGTTAAAATCAATATCTACTGATTTAGGCTCTTCTACGGGTAGGTCACCATATCCCATTGGAATAAGATTCGATGGAACGAAGTAGTCGTTGAGCTGCTCGTTCTCTTGATCTACTCCATAGTTCATTACCTCACGCTTCTCATTTGGCGTAACCCACCAAGCAGATGATAGTTGAGAAACTACCTTTTCAGTTTCTTCTTGCATCTCCGGTATTGCGGTGTAATCAAACTCGATACATAGCTTATCACCGAATTGAGGTGCTAACCATCTGTTTAGTTCATCCTTAATCTTATTCAATTCAGGAATAACCGCCATTTGGTATAGTGCCTTCTTGGCTTCTTTCATGTTGTTGTAGGTACTACTATCCGTGTTGTTTAGTAGCTGTACTGGTACGCCATAGATATTACAAAGGTCTTTAACCGAAGCGTTGTATTGCTCAATCAGCGATAGATCGGATGCAGATAACCCGAAGTTCACCCAAGATAATTTCTTTGGTGTAATGATTACATCTCCCGCATTATTAGAACCTTGGTGATTCTGTCTGAACTTATCTTTAAGCTGTTGTGCTTGTACCTCGTTAATATCCCCCTCTTCAGACATTAGTACTCCACGAGCCATCTGATTCTGTAAGTATCTTACACCAGTCTGTGAAGCCTCATTGTTCACTGTCATAGAACGGAATCCCGCACGAAGCGGTGACTGACCGTAAAGGTGTGAACCTGTTTCTGAATAGTCGGGGTTAAAGTCTTTGATGTGACAGATATCTTCAGCCTCTATCTCAAATGTACCATTGTATTCTAGGCGATACTTCTTTACTGGCTCTAACATTCCGCCCGCAATAATCTCCATCTTTTGAGAAGGCATAATGTAAAGTTCATTGTACTTACCTGCTCTATTACCCGTATCGGGTGAAATGCCAAAGATGTAGCCGTTACCCGTTAGCTTACGGAATGCAATTAGTTCTGATAGCCACGATGAATACGACTGCATAGCATTAGGCATTTCAAGTAGTTGTTGTAGTTCTGAACCTTCTACCTCAACCAATGCTTGTTTCTTGATAAGCTGCGATTGATATAATGATGATGAGTCTAACATTCCACCAGTCATAGCCTTATAACGCTTATAATTAGTGTCGTTTGTTTTCTCGTAAACTGCGAAAGGTATGGTTGAAGCTGCCTTGGTTATGATGTTAATTAGTGCATATACTGTGGCGTTACGTTGGTAACCCTCCTTAATGTAGTTATCGTCATTTTCCTGGTTCCAAATAACGGAATGACCTAGGTAGTTGTATATAGCCCTATTGTATTCAGCTGCGGTATTGGTAGCGTTCTTCGTGATTAGATTTCTAAACCGATCTAGTAATGATGCCATTAAAGAAATTTTTTGTAAAAATACAAATTTAAAATATAGCTAAACTACGAAGAAATCTATGCGGTTGCTGTATTCTGAATACACCGCATACCTCAACGCATCTTGTAGGTGATTGAACGCATCTTTTGCCTTATTGATTATCGTTCCATCCTTTAACTCTTCCCAATAGTAGTTGTTATACTCCTTGTATAAGTTCTTGGACTGGTCGCTAACGTAAATATCGAACTCCTTGATAAGCGATATTCCTGCTAGTATTGACCCTTGTCCTTTCTTTGCCGGTTTACACCACAACCCCATTTGCTTTAGTTCTTCGATACTCTTGGGTTCTGCGGCATCGCCATAAATTAGGGTTTGATTATAGCCTTTAACTTTAAAGAAGTCTGCGAGTTGGGTATTGGTCATACCAGTCTTGTAGAGAATCTCCTTAACATATAGCTTATCGTTCTTCTTCTGAACAAGCACCCCGGCTGAAGGGTCGTTAGAATAGCCGAAATCCAAGCCTATAACAGGATTATCGAAGTCAGGCATTTCTGATTCGGGTATAAAGTTCCAGTTGTTGTATATCTGTCGCTTGGTAAAGATGGCTTGTAACCCCTCCCCATAGACACGCCAATAGTCCGGGTCACGCTCTTTCATGCGTTCTATCTCTTTGATTAATTCGGGCGATAGAAACTTATTGTCTTTATAGGTGGTAATCCAAGTATCACAATCTTCTCGTGGTATAATCTCATCGTATATCCAATGCACCGGGTCTGAAGGGTTGAAATCTAGTATCAGAAAGTCTGTGGTACGCATATTGATTTGGCGGAAGTCCTCTAGGTCTAACTCATTCGCCTCATTCATATAGGCTATGGCTCTCTTTCTACCACGTATTTTCTGTGGCTGATCGACCGATAGGAACTCCACGAGGTGGTTTCTATACTGAAAAGTGTTTTCTGCTTTGTTGTGAACACCCTGGTAGTACATCCCAAGCTGCTCCAGTATCATAATGAAGTCACGCTGTACTGAACCCTTTAGTGCGGGTAGGGTCTTTCTAATGATAGATATGGTTAGGGGTTCTTCAGATGAACGTAAAAGGTATGCCAAGTATTGACACACCGCATAAGTCTTACCGCTACGAGTTCCCCCTTGATGTACTCGAAAACGCTTATTGGATTTTAAAAGTTGTTCGAATTGTATATTACAATCAACTGTTATCGCCATCTTCTTCTTTATGTACTCGCCATTCAACTACGGTATTCTCTAGCTTACCATCGTGCTGTATCTCTTGGCGTTCTACATACCCTCTTTTCTTTGCTTTTGTTTTAAGGTAGAATATCGTTGAGGTGGGATTACCTTCTTCTATCTGATCGAATAGCTTTCTTTCCACAAAGTCAATAGCTACCTCTTGAATGTCATCTACTTGCTTTTTCCAATCCTCATCTTGTTTGAGCCATTCATAGAATGAATTACGCCCAATACCAACTGCTTTACAAGCATAAGTGACAATACCCTTGTGTTCTTCAAGGGCTTCAAGTAGCAACTTTTTTATTGTGTCCTTTTTGTCTTTATTCATACCTGCAAAATTAGGATAAAATATTAATCCTCTTCGTATTCAGTGTACCAAACCACATTAATCATAATAATAAATAATGCAATTTGAAGTACGTGCCGTAGGTTATCTTCTTCTACTTCGATACCCTCGATATCTTCATTTGAATACGCTACACCAAGTAGTAATCCTCGTAATGGTGATAGAAAAATATTGTACATAGGTTGTTTTGATTTAAAGGTACAATTTTCGGATGTTATGGGCTACGGAAGCTACTACATCAACCGTTACTGCATTACCGCACATTTTGTATCGTTGGGTGTCTGATATCTCACCTATTGTCTTACCGATAGCTGTCCAATTATCTGGAAATCCTTGTAGTCTTTCGCATTCTATGGGTGTAAGCCTTCTGATACGGCTATTATTAGATATTACTGGTTGTCCTGAACCATCTTCTCTAGCCCTTGCGGGTATGGTTGGACAATTACCATCTTGAACTTCTCTAAAACCTTGACCGTCAATATGAGTACGCCATGTTCCCGGTATTACTGCTTGATTACAATGAGTATCTAGGGTTTGTGCAACTTTTATTAGCTGATTGTCGTAGTTTATTCCTTTGTGGTAGCTTGTTGTGATACAGGCACTCGTTTGCCTTTCTCTTGCCATTCGCTTAATAGATTCATTGCTTTTTCCGATAGGAAATACTTGCTGTCCACTTCTACCTCCAAGATATCCGACAAGGTAGATTCTCTCTCTATTTTGGGGTAGAAACCACTTTGTATTAAGCAGTTGCCATTCGAGTCTATAACCCCCAATGTTGGCAAAGGCTTGGATAATTGCCCAAAAGTCTGCGCCATCGTTTGAGCTGAATGTGCCTTTAACATTTTCCCAGATAAAAAAACTTGGTCTGCATTCGCTAATGAGTCTAATTGCTTCGCCAATAAGGGAACTTCTGCTTCCATCAAGACCTTTACGTTTTCCCGCAAGGCTAAAATCCTGGCAAGGACTTCCGAAAGTGATAACATCGATTTTTGGTAATTGTTCTGATCGAACATCTGTAACTGACCCGACATAAGTTGCTGTTTTAAAATTGTTAGAATATACATCAATGGCGTATTTGTCTATTTCTGAAAAGTAGGAATTGACTTTAAATCCTGCTCTTTCTAATCCTAGGTGGAATCCGCCAATACCACTAAATAAGTCTAATACATTAATCTCCATCCTTTGCTATTTTAAAATGGTAAATCATCTAATTCATCTTGACCGACATAAAACCCGCCATTTTTAAAGTCGGGTGCTAAATCGAAGCTACCTTGCATTCCGTTCTCTTTACGCTTTACTTTCTGTATATGTACCTCAACCACATCTGAACCTAGTTTTTTGTTTTTCTTTTGGTTATTACGAAACACGGTAATACAATTAAACGCCTTATTGAAGAAGTCTGAACTCCCCGAAATATCGTAGGGTGTGGGTACTCTATAACGCCCATCGATAGATTCCATCTTTCTAGGGTGTGCTACAAGAAATAGGTGGGTATTGGTTTGCTGTACGAATTGAGTTATTTCTGACAGCTTCTTACCTACATAAGCTAAATCTTTCTGTTCTGAATGGTCTAGGGTGTTCCATGGGTCAATAACGCATAGGTTAATACCCTTTTGTAGTACCAGTTCCCGAAACTTGTTTAAAATCGCCTCTAACGATAGATTCTCAAGGTCAATCTTTACAAAGTAGAAATGCTCTTTAATAAAATCCTTGGACTGATTCAGTTGGTCATTATTACATTCGGTTTGATTTATCTTATTTGCTATTCGTTTTATATGCCCTTCGTATGGAAATGACTCGGGGGCGAACATAGCTACACGGAAATCATACTTTAAAGCCATATTAACGCATATTTGATCGATGATATCCGACTTACCCGAATTGGGTACACCTGTACAAATTGACCATTCCCCTAGTTGTAGTTTTAGGTATTCATCTGAACTACCCAAGCCCAAAGAATACTGCTCAAAACCATTAGAATTAAAAGACAATACCGAATCCCATATATCCTCAATATTAACCACACCCTCAATAGGGAAGTTTTTAGCCTTTTTAATGATACTTCGTAGGGTTTCTGACCCTTTAGATACCAAAACCTCGTTAGCATCCTTAAAATCGCCAAAATCAACATATTTACAACGGTATTTACCTAGCCTCCTTGCTAATTCATTACGAAGCGATAAACCCGCCTCATCATTATCAGTACATAAAACAATAAATTCCTTATCCTCAAAGTACTTAAAGCAGTTATCGAGGTAGTCTAGTCGTTGGTTTCCTTTAGATGCGCCATTAGGAACAGACACTACGGCATATAATCCCGCTTCATAAAGCGATAGCGCATCCATCTCACCCTCTACGATATAACAATGGTTGCTTTCTTTAATGTTATCTAGCCCATAAAAGATGAGTTCTGCTTTTGATACGAGTTTAAAATTCTTTTCTGCATCTCGATACTTGACATTGACAAGTTGCCCTTCACGATAGTAGTTGAAGTTTATTGCAGCTCGTTCTTCTCTAACTTGTGGGAAGTATTCTCTTGACTCCCCTATTTTCCAGTTGGCAATAGTGGCTTGTGATATACCTCTAATCTTAAAATACTTTAGTATGCGTTCTGATACATTGATTTCAATAGGTACGGGTTTGAAGTATTCTTGTCGCTCTTTTAGCTTTACATTCCCCGACCATCCGCAATGGTGGCAGTTGTAAACGCCCTTCTCAAGATTTACTGATAGGCATTTGTCTTGTTTGTTTTTTCGTTCGGGGGAACATTTAGGGCAAAGAACCTTTTGTTCTACTCGCCCTGGTTTTACCTCAATTTTTAAATCGAGAAAGTCTTGTAGTTCTGTCATAGTAGTAGTTAGTCAATATAAAATATTACATAGTTATAAAAATCACCTAACGAATTTATAGGTATTAAATCTTTATTCATAATCTCGTACATACTAGCACGGATTTTAAATTGAGAACCATCTGATCTAGTTTGCATAAAACCTTCTGCACGAAAGGTTGCTTTATCCAGTAGGTCTTTCTTGCTTATTCCGCCACATATCCATAAGGTTCTTGTTCGCTTATTAAGGCTTAAAAACAAAAAATGGGTAGCACGATATGGCATTTGACTAGCGATAACATTATTAATAAAATCGGGTCTAGGGTCTGTTGTACGACCCATAGTCTTAACATCTATAAACCGATCTCGAAAATGTAGGTCAAAACCACCATCAAAACCATTAGGTTCTATCGGTGGCATTTGTAGTAGCTGTCTAACCATTAATTCACCAACAATACCAACAACTTGATTGGTACGATTACCGTCTGCATGACCACGATTACCAAAGTTGTAGCTATCTACTAATCGAGTAGCTTCTTTAATAGCCTCTTCAGGAACTTTTAGTTCAATCATTTTAAATGCTTTTTAAGGTTAGTACCAAACTTCTCAAAAAACATATCTAGGTATTTAATACCCTCTTTATTCTTTTTACGCAGTTTCATAAGGGTTAAAAAGTTCTGACCCCAAAAGGCATCATTACGAATATTCTCTACAAGGCGATACAATACTTTAGGTTCAACACCATCCAGTCGATGGATATCTGCAACCTCTTTAAGCCAACTTAATTTTTGTGGTTCTGTTTGCGGTTGAAACTTTTTTGGAAATAGAGAAACTATATGAGGAAAGGCGATTTTTACTTCTTCAGGTATTTCTTTATTATTAATAACCTTATTTATATTATATCTTTGTGTTCGATTATGGGCTGCCGATTTTCGAACGCCCATTTTCGGACGTCCATTTTCGAACTCCCATTTTTCACCCTCTAAAACGTGTTCTGAAATCACATAATCGTAGATGTCTTTACTACCTACTCGATGCTTGATACGCTTTAAAAATCCGTGTGATTCTAGTTCTTCGATAGCCGATCTGATAGCAGCTCTACCATTCTTAAAATGACCTACCATAAACTCTTGAGTCATTTCGATATCTGATTTATGACTTAATAGCCAACAATAGACACCAGTAGCACTAGCCGATATGCCCTTAAACCTAAAGATAGGTAAAGGCACAACAACGTAGTTATCAAACCTCTTCGGTTTAATTATTTTCCCCATTCTCATTTGTCTGTCTATTTTATTCGTCAACAAGTTTCTTGACTCGGTCACAGAACTCCCTAATATCAGAAAAGACATACACGAAATCTTCGTGCGTAATATGCCCATCCTCATACAGATACCACAATACTTCTAGTAATAAATCAAACTCCGGTTCGGACATCTGTCCGATGTAGGAATACTTTATGCTACCATCAAAGGTTGTAGTCCGTGACCAACGAATTTTTTGGTCATCTTCATTCCAAAAGACACCTCTAATCGCTCTTAT